GCAGTCTGATTAACGCCCGGACCTTTGCCGTCAACGTTAGCCGTTGGCCGCGCAATGATCGGATTCGTTGCAGGATTCGTAAAGTAAGTATTGAGCGCTTTGATAACCGCAGGCGTACTCATCAATACAGACGTATTGCCGCCGAGGTTATAAACGTTTTCTACTTGCGTACGAATCTGCGTAAGCGTCAGGCCGCGCCCTTCACCCGGAGTCTGTACCGTTACAAGCTTAGTGCCCGTTTGGAATCCCGGCACTGCGCCGCCTGCTCCCAAATCCTTATTGGTAGTAATCCAAGCGGCTGCGCCTGCAGACTTGCCCGCCGTTGCGTTGTTGTCATCCTGTACACTGGCTTGCCCAGTAAGTGCAGTTGCTTCTACATCTCGCCGCAGATCAATCAAACGGCGCGCCGTCTGATATCCCATTTCGTCATTACGGCCAATCAGATCCGTCGTTGCCGCCTGCCGTTCCGTAATAAAGACTTCCTTCGTGGAAATCTGCGCATGATTACCGACGCGCTTACCGTTAGTGTTCTGCGCATCGTTGTCCGTGCTGGCACGGTCGGAACCGCTGACCACTTTGTTAGTGATGCTTGGCGCCGGCAGCTTGTCTTCGGTCCATTCCGTATAACCCTGGTCCATTCCTTCGGTACCAATCATGTCCAGAAATACTTGCGGAATATCGCTGTTATCAAAAATCTCATCCGCTACATCCTCGCGAATAAGACCGCCAGCAAGTACTGCTTTAAGGTCGCTAACGTCCAAATAGTCTGCGGGTGCTGCAGCAAGCGCTACAGGCCCGTCGTAATCGTGAAAGACAGATTCATTCGGCAGAAAGGTAAACCCTTCCGCCGTCATCTGCCAAACACCTTTGGTATAAATTCTACGCGTCACTTTATTTACTCCGATTAAGAATTGATTCAAGTCTTTGACGTTCAGTCGGCACTACGCCATTACGGCGAGTAGTGTTTGGCTGAGAGTTCCTGGGATTTTCTGGCGGGCGCGAACCCTTAGCCGATGGTTTGTGTCCCTTGCTATTCGGGACCTTTACATCTGCAAGGGCCGCTCTAATGCGCTTATCCATACGATAGAAGTCCCGCAACATCTTTAACGCGCGATGATCTACCACAGTGCTAACAAAGGTTTTCGGGAACCCGTACTGTTCTACAAGTTCCTCCATTCCTTCCAAGTCAGCAACGCGGCTTTCCTCGCTACGCCATTCCGGAATGTGCTGTAACGTCAACTGCCGCTCTCGCCGCATTGTTTCGTTCTGCTGAGTCCGGACACGTTCGACTAGTTCAGGCTTCAATTGCTCGCGCGGAATTAACTGCATCAGTTCCCGCATTTCGTTTTGTGCTCTTAGCAGTTCGCCCTCCGAATCTCTTCGGCGAGTATCAAACTCTAATTCTCTACGCTCCAAATCTACTACTTCGCCAATGCGGTCCTTAAGCATTCCAAGCGTCACGGGTTCTTGCCCGTTCGGCATTGGGATTTTCATCTTATAGGCCGCATCTGCAGTAATTCCCAACTTCTTAATCGCTCTATCGAGACTATCAATAGGCGCATTGGGATCCTCTGAAGTATCGTCATTCTCTTGAATGCTTCCCTCATCGGACAAGGAAAACAAATCCCGCAGGGACTTTGCTTTGGGTCTATCACCCTCGACACTGCCTTTCGGGTTTTGCTGTTGCAACGGCTGTTGCTGTGGAACCGCCGGACTATTGGCGGGGTTAGTGGATTGCGATTGGTTCTCACCGTTCGCGCTTTGTTGCTGCATCTAATTTACTCCGAAAAAGTGTTAGTGCTATCTGTCTTGCGTGAAGTTTTTCCCGATCATCAACAGTTTGTGCAGACTGCCATGCCGAGAAAATTTCCGCTTGGAACTCATTTAGCAACGCTGGAAGCAGCCGGTTCCTCGCTAGCGCTTCCGCTTCCTGCTTTCTTTCCTCTGCTGTTAGCATTTTCTGCGTCCTGTCTTGCCTTCATTAGATCGACAACAGCGGGCGCTGCAATCTTTGCTTCATCAACTTGCGCGCTCAATACTGCGTCGTAATACTTAAACTGCAGTTCTGCATCTGTCTTGTATTTCTCGAACGCGATGCGAACTTGCTCAAGTGCAACTGCTTGCTGCATCAGATCCTGCTGCATTTTCTTAGCCTGTTTCGCTTCAGCAGCCTTGTTTGCAAATGCTGCCTTAGCCTTATCGGTATTCGGATCCAGCACGTAGCGTTCCGGAACTTCGATATCGCTGATACGAAGCCATTCTTGGACCGCGTTATAAAATGCCTGCGCGTCGATCAAAATATCCTCCATGCCTGCTTGCGCAAGTAGAATCTGCTTATCCATAAGCTTCTCTAGCGTCATAGCAATCCGCATACGTTCACCGGGCGACGCGCCCATATTGACCGTGACTGATTCACGTACGCGCCACTTAGTAGGATCTGTCTGTATCCACTTTTTACCCGACTTAAATTGAATCGGCTCCATCCATTGCGTCCGCAATACTTCATGCGCTATTAGATACATCTGGCGGATTAGAGTATTCGCTAGCGTCCGCGTCATGAATGAAGCCAATTGTTCCATCACGCTATAGGCACGGTCCAAACCTTGCGAGCCTAAGCGGTCGTTCAATTGCATATTGCCCGTTGCCATGTCGAGCGTAGCGCCGCCTTTCTCGCTACGTACTTTGGCAAAGTGCTGCAAATTCATCAGAATATTGCCCGACGTATCCGGCACGCCGAAGGCTGTGATAGCTTGCCGCACGTCCTGCACTAATCCAGGGTTAACGCCAACACTGCCATTGGTGCGGCCATCCTCTAAGGAATCCTCATCGACAACGCCGATAAGATGCGCAGTGCGATTCTTATTAGTGGTGTTTAGATTGTCCATCAACCCGCGCGTGAGTGCAGTGCTAGAGTCCTGCACGTCTTTAAGCTTGTCATGCAAGCTAATACCAATCCAGCAATGCGGGTTGATGATTACAACGCCCGTTGCGTAGCAGACGCTGGCGGTTTCCTCATCGCCGTCGTCCAATACTTTTGTTTCTGCGCCGCCTGTTACACAAATGCGCCGAAGTTCTGCGGTGCCATCCTCGTTCGCAAGCTTGCAGTAACACTCGTACCACTCGACAGATTCTTGCGACTTATCAATTGCATTAACATTCGGTCCGCTACCAATGGCGCGCGGCCAACGTGCATCGCCGCCAAGGTTCACGCTTGCGTATTTAGGCATTGCATCTACGAGTGCACGTTCAAAGCCGCGCTCGATAAGCGTTGACCTGGGTTCAACGTGGCGTTCCGCACAGAAACCAATGTCCTCTAGATCCTGACGGTGCCAATTCTTCGGCACTAGGAAATTTTCAGGGGCAAGCGCTTCAACGCGGAATTTCTTAGTTTCCTTAGTGACCGTAACAGAAAGCTTGCCGGACTCTGCATCATAACTATGAATATCGACCTTGCCGCCCGCACTCTGTATCTGGTCGATAACCATATCACGCACAATTGGCTGCACATTGCTGCGCCGAAGTTTGCTCTTATATGTGCGGCGATCTACATACACCTTAACAACAGCGTTGCGCACTAAGAGCGCGTCTTTAATCGCTGCAGTTACTTCAATGAAACCGTTCTGCCGCTTAAACAGCATTTCATTTACGCATTCGGATTCAAGGTGTACTTGCTCTGCGTCTGTTTCGTCATACGCGCAGAAGTCTGCAATGCGCTTGTTAGTTAGCGGTTCCGCCATCTGCGCTAGATTGCCTTCAACCATTGAGGACAAATCGCCGCTGACAATCTTGCTACGCCCCGCCACTTCGTCGCCACGGGCACGCTGAAAATAATAATCGTAAGCCTGGGTACGATTTTCTGATAGCTCATCGCCAGCAAATCCAACGCAGTTAACTAGCTGCATGCGGATGCGCTGCCCGAGTGTGGTCTTATCCATTAAATAACGCCTCTATCGTAAGCCGAATAATCAAGCTTGCGCGCGGGCCTGCGGCTTAGCGCTTGTGCAGTATGCATAACTGCAAGCGATTGCGCTACAGCTGCATGCGTCAAATCGGTATCGTCAAGTAATTGCCTGTAAGGGGCGTAACTCATAGTGAAGTCTAAGAGTTTTTCTCTAGCGACCGCAGTAGCACTGCAACGGCTAAGAACAGATGCGGTATGCCCCGCAAGCATATGCTCATTACCTGACAGCGGCGCAGCGACAACTCCGGATCCATCAATCGTCTCAAATAGCGTTGGATCCAAATTGACGCCATGGTGAATTAGAATCTCATTCGCATGCCGTTGCACAACACATTTCGCAGCATCAACAATATTTGATTCTAAGAACGTGTGACACGCGATGATATGCCCGTCTTGGAATGCTGTCGCTGCCAATCCTTCTGCATGCATTCCCCAAGCAACACGAATAACCCTGTTACTGCGAGAATAAGGAACAGGAGTAAGACTAGACAAATAGCTATGCTGGCGGCCATAAATCGCTCCCGATGTTGCTGCATCTGGATTGCAATAAAATTCTTGCTGTACTAGTGCAGGATCCATTCCCTCGGCAATTTCCTTGCGCACATCCTCTGCACTAACGATTGGTGATCCGTCGTGCCTATGAGTATCGGCAATCGTGCGCAGTGACGCGAACCATCCTTCTGCTTCCTCAATGGTCTTAAACATCCGGTAAGCATGATTACGCCCGCGGAATGTTGTAATAAAAGCGGCCCATCCTTTGTTTTCCATCAGGATAGGGCGAATGTATTCCCATGCTGCAGGATCACACAGCGCCCACTCTGAGAACACAATGCCGCACGGATTGCTGCCCACCATGCGGTCATAGTTATCCGATCCGAGCATTTGCCATGTAGAGCCATTCTCTAATGTAATGCTCATTTCTGTTTCGTTAGGCTCGCCATTGCGCATGCTATGCGGAAACGCTCTGTCGATAAACCGCGTGCCATCGCGGTTATCAATGCCTTTCCAAATAGCACGCTTGGCCTGGACATGAAACGGGAACAGATGCCAGTAACTACCAACACGCTCTAACGCTCTTTCGCGTGCAAAATCCATTGCGAATACGTCTTTGCCTGCACGGCGATGCCAAGCAAGAAAGAAGCGTAAGATACCAGCCTTATAAGCATCGACTGCCTCTTGTTGATGCTCATACAGATCTAGCGGCTTCCACGCTTTATCTGTTCGCTTTGGTACCTTACGCCTCGCCATTACATGCTCACCGCAACAGTCACAGTGATTACCGGCGCATTCGGAATTACTGCAGGAATGTTAACGCAGATGCGATTGCTTTCTGCGCTAACTACAGTGCCTGACACTGTTTTCATATAGATACAACGATTACCCGGTGCAATGCCCGTGAGTACAGCGGTCGTTGCTGTGGCAACAGGCGCAACAGATTGCTTTACGTACGTCGTGCCCGTTAGTGACGTACCTAGATAGATCTCATAACCCGTAGTCGCACAGTTGCTTAGTGCGCTGTTATCACTGCAGGACGTTGGTGCAGTCCAGGTAACGTTAATATCTGCAGCATTCACGATGCCTGCGAATGCCAAGAGAATCAGTGCTGCAATAGTTCGCATGTATTCACCCGCTTTCTAGTAAGTTAGATTCCGACAAGCAGAGTTTACACTGATCGTCAAGCCCTATCCATTTATTGAATCCGATAGGCTTTGCCTATGATTGCGCATCAGATATCCGCATCCGATTAGTTGATGCGATATTATTTGATACAACTAAAATTGCACCATATCCGCATTCGATAATCGCGAAAGTACAAAAACACCTATATTTATAGGCTTTGCTCTCGTTGACTAATCATCAGTGGTACATGTTTCCGTACAAAAT